GATTGCTGTTACTCCGCCTGCTAAAGCTAATATTTGTTTTACTGGACCTGGTAAATTATTTGCAAACTGCACTACCTTATCAATTACTTGAATAAGTACTGTATTGATAGTTAAAAACTGTTCTCCCACTTCTGCTAAAGAAGCTCTCAAACTTTCAAGTGCTCTACGGTATTTACCAGAAGCAGATTCAGTTACGGCTGCTAATTCTCGATCAGCCACTGAAGCTAAATCTGAAGTAGAAGTTTTCATAAGGTCTAATACCTTTAATGTCTGACTTCCTTCTCTGCCCAAGTTTTCAAATAGAGCATTTAGTCTTGAGAACTGGAATTTACCAAATAGCTGTTCAATTGCCTGTTGCTTTTGCAAAGGATCTAAATTATCTAATGCTCCTTGCAATGCCATCAATGTGCCAGTTAGATTGCCAGCGTTATTGTTTACAATTCCTAAAAGATCTATGCCTAAAGACTGAAACTTTCCTACAGCAACATCTGTTGGGTTAATTAAAGATGCTAGTGCAGACTTTAAAGCATTTGCACCTTCTGATGCATTAATACCGCCTTCACGCATAGCAGTTAGATATAACGCAAGATCTTGTACGCTTCCGCCCAATCCCTGAATTACTGGCCCTGCTTTTGGAATAGCTTCTACTAAATCATTAAGAGTTGTTGAAGTTTGGTTTTCAACTGCGTTAAGGAAGTTAATAGACTCAGATAATTGATCTGTATTTTGTTTAAATGCTGATTGAATTGCAAGAGTGGCTTTCATGGCCTCTTGACGATCTACTTCACCTAGTACTGCAAGTCTGGTTGTTTCTTTAATAGAACCTAAAAGTTCGTCTCCAGTTTTACCTGTTGCTGCAATATCAGCTGCAAGTCCAATTGTTTCTTTAAACGAAACACCCATAGCTGCAGAAATTTCTTTTGCCGTAGCAGAAACATCATCTCTAACTCTGCCAAGTTCTGCTGCAGATGTTCCTGCAACATCTCCATAAACCTTAGTTAAACGAACTAGCTCTTGATCAGCTTCTCTAAATGCTTTTGCTGCAGCAGCACCAAATGCGGCAAGCGGGACAGTAAGTCCTACTGTTAACTGACGACCCGCCCATTGAGTATTCTTACCCCAGTTAATAAGTTGTCCAGCGCCATCCTGGATAACCTTATTCATAATCTGAAGCTCTTGTCTTGCTATAGCTGTTTTATTTCTTACTTCATCTAGCCCTCTTGGAACATGCACATTAAACTGCATTAATCCTTGTGCGTTTCTGCCTAGTGGTTGCAATACTGAATTTTGTAGGGCTACTTGTTGTTTTGCAAGTTCTCTTATAAGTCCGCCAGATGTTCTAGCATGTTCTCTAAAGGTGTTAAAATATTGATTTAATTTTAGTTTTCCACCGTCAAGATTTTTACCAAACTTTTCTACATCTGATTGTAGGCTTACAAAATGTGTTGAAAACTGTCCAGTGCTTCTAAGTGTGTCTGCAAAGGATCTGTTCATGACAGCAATTTGATTTGCCATCATCTTGTTTGAGTTAGCTAATTGTTCCTGTAATTTAGATAGGCTGGCAGTAACCTTATGCACATCTGCAATAAGAGCTGAGAAGTCGGCATTAGCGACTATTCGGGTACTGATTGTTTCTTCAGCCATTTATATCAAACTACTCCCTTGAGTATCCTAGTCCTTCACCAATTCCAAATCCAGCCTGTGCTGCAAACTTTCCTTGTAGTGAAACAACATCATTGCTAGTAGCATTTATTCCTGCTGCTCTCAATTGTATGTCTTCGAAACTAGAGCCCTCCTTTTTATCTCCTTCATACTCACCTATATCTACTCCCTTTAAAGATGCAAAGAATTTTTTATCTTCGTAATCTTTTTTCTTTAAAGCTTGTAAAGTATTTATAAGCTCTGGCATTGATAAATTTTCTTCAAGTTCATCGTAATTTTTCCAATGACCTAAAAGAAAAACTTCTCCTTCTAAAGCGGCTAAGTCTAGTTCTGTCCAGCCAGAACTGCTGCCGCTACTAGGTTTGGGTCGTCAAGTTTAATCCCTCCGCAAACTTCTAGGATGCGGTTCATTGTAGGAACATCAATAGCATCTTCAAATGCTTCTCTGTTTGCTACTAACTCTGGTAGCTGTTTTTCTAGCGCAATTGCACATGCGTCAATTAGAATGTTTAATGTTTCATCCTCATTTTGGGACTCTGCGGTCTTCTTAATTGCTACCATAAACTTACGAAGTTCTTTGATTGATAGCGGCTTAAGCTTTACTGTTTGCCCATTCTGTAGTTGTACTTCTTCTACGTTATATACGGTTGTTGCCAATTTAATCCTCCTAGGATCTACTCTCAATCATTATACTAAAAATAATATACTAATACAACCAGAAAGCCCCTGATTTCTCAGGGGCCATCGGTAATAAATTAATTATTATGCCAATACACGGTCAATAATCTTACCGTACTCTTGTCCTTCGTAGCCGCTCATAGCGGTTGGAAGGAGACGGAATGTTACTGGGAATGTAGTTGGGGCTGATCTTGCCAATGTGAAAGCTGATTGCTGCACTGACAAAACACGACGTGCATAGTATACACGCTCTGTCTGTGATCCTGCAGTTGTTGGCGCTTGACCAACTGCAATAAGCTGACGCTCTGTTGGTGCAATACCAAGAGCACCTGCTGCGATACCCAATGTATCTTTCTTTGTTGCACCTGAACCTGTAGAAATAATTGTATTATTTTGTGAGATTGCGGTGTTGTTGGCTGGATCGTCTGGCTGACCGAAAACAACTAGAACGTTCTCTAGTGTGCCTTCTGACATTTCAGTTGCGATCATAACCTCCATAGCTGACTTGAACAGCTTTGCTGTATCAAGAAGCTGGTCGACAGTTACTGAATCATATGTTGGATTGTATGTAATCTGCAAACCGTTGTTGGTAAAACCTACGTTTCTGTAATAGAAAGTACCAGTCTCAATGTCGTTAAGAGTTTTTGTATAGGATACTCCTGATGCAAATGCTCCTGCGTTTGTTGTTCCTGGTTCTGCGTTTTCGTATGATGCGTATCCTGATGTTGTTGAATCGATATTTGAAATAAACAACGGAGATGCACCTACGAGAATGTTTTTAGCATTACCTGCGTTTTGTGCCATATTGTGTTTCCACCTCCTGGAATTCTTTGGTTATTAAATTGTAAATCTAAAAATCTTGGCTGGCTAGGCCTCTTTCCTCTTAGTACAATTTTAGTCTATTAAACCTAAAAAGGCAAACCTTAGAGGAATCTGCCTTGACTGTCTGTGATTCTAGAATATTTGACTTCTAGTATTACTTCGGCAGAGAAGAAGCCTTGAAGCTCTTCAGAAGGCGCCGTTGGAGATATGTCTGCTACCCATATTGTATGGAATTTAAATTTATTAGACAGGTTAGCCCATTTATTGATATCTCTAGCAGACTCATCCATTCTTCTAAACTCATCAGTAAGATAGTTCCTGATTTCATTAATATCTGACACACTTGTAGAATATATAGTGAACATAATCTGCTCACAACATATTAACCAATTGTCTTCATAAGACATGCCTATCTTGTCATACACTATATGCTTTTTTCCGCTTAAAAATTGATTCATTTCAGGTGCTTGTTGAACTGGAATTATTGGAACAATATTTTCGTTTAAATTATCGCTCCAATAATCATTTTCGTCAAATATACCTTTTGAAGAAAGCTGTGTCCATAAATATTTTCTAAGCTCATACATTGCATCTAGTTTATAGTCAGGTGTCACATTGCACCTCCAAATGACGCTACAAGAGCTGCGTCTGCTTGGGACCTAATAGTATTTGCAGAAAAAGAGTATTGAACTTTTTTAATATTCGATGGCACCCTCAAAGCTTTGGTCATACTTGAATTAAATATCTTTTGAAATCCAGATCTTTTAATTGATTCGTTAACCAATCTTCCACTAAAAAATCTTGAATGCGCTAATGAAAACTGGTTACGTGCTCCTGATCCGCCAGGTCTTCTTACAGTGACTGAAGCTCCTTTGGGCATAAATACAGTTTCTCCATTATATTCAAAAACTAATCTTTCTGAATTTTTAGGCCTAATAACTAAAGGATTTCCTGCTTCCATAACCTCTGCTTTGTTAATAAACATATGTCTACGTTTTCCTTTTGGTGCAGGAACCATAGATCTAGATGGCAAAAGCTCGTAATTAATTCTAAAAGATAATCCATTTTCAGATATTTTATTTAGTCTAAAAAGTCTTGCAGACTTGTTTCCAACCTTTTTCCACTCATATACATGGTGTAAAGATTTAGGTTTAGTTCTAGCAAGGGAGTCTATGTACGCTCCAAAGTCTGAATTAATCTGATCAAATATAATTTTTGTAAATGCATTTTGAAAAGCCTTATTTGTTGTTAACTTAGATATTACAGCTGCTTCGTAGTATACAAATGCTGATACCTGGGCCACTGTGCTATCTTTTAAAGGACCGTTTTGATTAGCATACATCATTCTTTCTAGTCCGCTTGATGCCTGAATCAGTAATGTGCTATTGTCCAATTTGCTGATTCTCCGATCTTCTCATTGATGAATTATAGGATATTACACGACCAAGTGGGTCTGTTACTGGTGTTGTCCCTATGACCTCAAATACTGTTGGGGTCTCTGATGGGAAATCTATTTCTTGCCAAATTACATTTCCTTCGTTGTCTCTGATATTTGTAACTTTTTCTCTAGCAGTTAATTTTTCAGAAGTTCTTACTTGAATAATTTGATCATTAAGATATTTATTTGAAAATATTTGTTTGTCGCTAGATCTAGTTGTTGCAGAGTTACTGATTACGCCTTTTGCATGACATGCCAGAGTTTTATAATACGACCACTCACGAACAATTGCTCCAGTGTTTGGATCCTGTATCTCAGACTGCTTATAAACATCTAGGCTCATAGACAAAACTGAGTCTATTAGATCATTCATTATATGATCTCTACTTTCGTAGAAACAACGTAATCTTCTAGAAGCTTGTCTGCATAAGCATTTCCTGTTCCAGCATGAGCCTCTCCAGTATACTCAAAGTCCCAGTCAAACGTAGATATTTTCTTTATATACTTATTTCTCCACACTGTGTCTTTTGCAAAGTAGTCTTTCATTAATTCTATTGCAGCTAACTCTACTTCATCTGGTACTTTTTCCCAGCCAAATCTTCCTTGAACTTTATATGCGGCTCCAGATTTAAAAACTCCAGAACTGTAATCATGAATGCTTGGAGGAATCATGCCATTTGCTGTATAAACAGTGTTATCTAGCATTCCTGCACGATTAATTTTAATTCCATAACCAGATGGAGTTATTTCAACTGGATAGTTCCAATTATCTATTTCATTAATTGTATCTAATAAAAGAACATCTTGGGCATAAAGTTCATGCAAACTATATATCTTTTGTGGTAAGGGCAACACGTCTGAGTCATGTCCATAAACAACTACGGTATCATCATACAAATAAAAAACTTGTCCTGTATATTGTTCTATTTGTTTACGAGCATATCTTTCTGCCCTTACAAGATCTTTATACGACTTATAATTAGGATCGGATGAATCTGTACTAAATCCAAGGTCCTGGGTATGATTAAAATTAACATATGGCGTTACTACAAAAATTTCGTCTGAATATGCAACATTTGTTGAATCAATTACATATTCCCATTGTAGTCTTAATGTTCTATTTCTATTGGCATATTCATATGGAATATTTACGGTATAGGTTCCAGGATTATTTTCGTCTGCCACCGATTGCAGTATTGCCAATATTTGTGTTGGATTAATGGCAGGACTAATTGCTGGATCGGTAGTAATATCATACAATTTTACTGATGGTGCAGAATTTGGTATTGCAACATCACCATTCCAAAACACTTGATGTGATATTGGGGATTGTGTTTTAATTAATATCTCTGCCATTTTATAGGCTTAGATTAGTTGTAATACTCCTGGACTTCCTTTGGAGTAGCTAATCTAAAGCCCTCCTCCTTATCAAAAATTTCTTGAGCTTTATCTTTATGCATTGCTACAAATGGGTGGTCTTTTGTAAATGTGTGACCCATAATGTCATATCTAAAGTTTGCTCTGGTCATTCTTACTAATACTGTGTCTGCTGGCTGTTCCGCCTTTGGATCAAACTTAGGTAATACCTCTACTGACATATCTTCTTCGTCTTCTTCCATCTTATCAATGGTCTTGTTGTATACAGACCAAGTTACGCCCTCTTCTGCGAGTGCTGCAATAATGTCGGCTTTATTTTTTAGGCCTTCAGTTTCGACTGCGAAATCTTCTGCAATCTTTTTTAACTCAGATACTTTCAATGTCTCAAATGACATATATATCTCCTAATTCTACTCAAATCAATTATAGCATTACTAAATTAAAATGAAAAGCCCCCAAAATTAATTTGGGGGCCTTTCTTACGGGTTAATTCCTAATTAGGAAGCTACCTTAACGTTCTTAACAACGACCCAAGCATCTGCTTGCTCGATCTGGACGCCAACACGAGTATACATTGTGTACTCAATTGAGTCCTTACGTGGCCAGAAGAAACGGTAAACGGTTACATCACGCTTGATACCAATAACAACGTTATTTGGGAATGTCAAGTGTATATCTCCATGGTTACCTGTCTCACCTGTGTAGTCGCCATCTTGTGCTTCAGGAAGTAGTGGA